TAAATCCAATCACCATCCTTAATGCAGGTGACAATTGTGTGATTAAATTTTCGCCAACCGCTGACCAAGCAGACCCCATCCTGTCTATATCGCCCTTCAGATTATTTGTTGAAATCTGAGCCTGCTCTGTTGCCGTGTTTGTGCCTGTCAATTTATCCGTTAGCTCGCCAAGCGCATCTGCTTGATTCATCAGCGCGGTTGCGGCGGTGATAGATTCCTGACCGAAAAGTTTTGATTTTTCTGTGGTCGTGAGATTCGCGTCCCTCAAATTTAGCATCGCCTTCTCAAGCCCGACAATTTCAGGATTAAAATTATCATTCGATTGAGTTGCTAATTTCAGCAATACGCCGCGCAATCCAGTGCCAGCTTCTGCGCCTTTGATAGACACAGCCGCCATCGCTTGAATCGCCGCATTGGTTGTTTCAAAGGATAGACCCAAACTGGAAGCCACTGAGCCAGCGTTCTTCATCGCTTCGGCAGTTTGATTTATTTCAGATGAACCATATTTTGAGCCAGCCGCTAATACGTTGATGAATCTTGATGCACTTGCCGCGCCCATCCCGAATTGGTTTAATGCGCCACCCAAAGCATTAGCCGCTTCTGGCAGTTGCATTCCAGATGCCTCTGCCAGCGTTAGTGTTTCCATTGTAACCGCCGCCAACGCTTCTTTAGAAGCAAGCAATTCAGGTTTTGCTGAAGCAATCAACTTGAACGCTGTCGCAACTTCTGACGCTGAGAAAGTCGTTGCCGCCCCCATCTCCATCGCCTGCTCCCTAAAATATTTTAGGTCGTTTCCTGTCGCGCCAGTAATCGCCGACAGCTCACTCATTGATTTTGTGAATTCAATGTGAGATTTAATCATTTTATAAAGTGCCGCCGTTGCAAACGCAGTTGCCGCAACAAGTCCAATCTTCAACCCTTTGCTAAGTTTTGATGAGGCAGAATTTGTTTTCTTGGCTTGATTGCCGAACTTGCGGAGTGCTGTTGTTCCATCGTTCAAGGGGCGGGTATCAACCCTGACTCCGACTTCAATAATATCGCTCATGCTTTACCCCCTCGCAACATTGTGAATAGCGTGTTGAGCTTGTTCACAACGACTTCTATATTTTGCGGCGCGGTCTGATGTGGTGAAACACAGTTACTTTCTAATGAATCATAATACTGTGAAACATACGCACCTGATAAATTTTTCACCGCTTCCACTTCATTCGACATTAACACTGACCCAGTTAAATCACGCCAAGCCTTAATATCTATCCAATCCACCGTGACAATGTTTCCAGATTGAGATTTTGCTAATCCAATCTCCATCGCCATGTCAACCAAATACTGCGCCTCAAGCAGTTCTGGTAATTGATAATCAGCCTCGACCCCTTCAACATCACTCGCATCTGAAATCTGCTCCATGCGATTCTTGCCGCTTCCTTTCGGCGTAACATTAAGCCAAGCAAGTTGTCGAACATATAACCTTGCCCGCTCTACGCACTCGGAAAAAAATTTGCGCGGTCACCCACAAACGCATCCACCTGCTCACGAATCCAGTCATAGTTCATGTACAAATCTTGAGCCGCGCCTTCTGAAAACTCAATCACTTCCTTGTCAACAACAATACCTGACCAGCCAACAGTGCAAGCCGCCAACATATCACAAGCGTCCTTATCAGAAACGGTGTAGTCAACCGCCTTTGAGCGTGACTTAGCCATTTTCGCTATTCTCGCCCTCTGATAACTCTTGTTCTTGTTCTTGTACGCCTTCGAGTCAGTCCCCAGCAATTTAATGGTGACTGCATCGCCGTTGTCCTGCGTCAAGACTTCGTTTTCAATGGGGTCTAATAATTCCATATCAGCCCCTTTCTCCGCATATGCCTCTAAATTAAACTTTGACAAGTCCATCATTAGACCTCAAGTAGAGTTTCAGCATCAATTGCAATATCAACAACGGTTGTAGATACTGAACCAGAAGCTATAGCACCCAATCCCGCTTTTAGAACTTTACCTGTGAAATACTCAATATCGCCATTAGGAAGTGTCACCTTAAATGCTTGACTGTTTGCGCTTGCCAACGCAGTCTGGATGGCTATTTGCCCCACATCTGCTGACACCTTGCCCAATGTTAAAGTCACATTACCCACATCGAAAGTGTCCTTGATTTTCTGCGGATAGTCACGGGTTACGCTTTGGTGGTTAATCGCCGTCCATGCTACTGCTACTTCGCCAACATCAACAACCTCTCCGACAGACTTCCAATTAGCAGAGCCAACCGCGCCCCACTGAGTGGACGTAGGAGGATTACCCCCCGTAGTTGCAGGAAGGGTCGCTGAGATACTAACTGTCGCGCCCGTGTTTATAGTTACATTCGCCATTTTACTTCTCCTTCATTTTAACGTGACACATAAGCATGATAATCAAACCTGACTACCACTTGAAAAAAACCACCTTCTATCCGCCCACCATCAGTTCTTTTAGAATCAATGCGAGTGTCCTGCCCGTTATAACTAACAGTTGACCCGATGCTAAACAAAGCCAAAACCTCATCAGCTTTCATCTTCGTTGTAATTGCTCCAACGTCAGACGGATATTTTACAATCACCTGAAAAACGCCAACATGCTTGTCGCTGTCTTTTAGGCTGAACGGCAGAATGCCTGCGGGGAATGCTGTTGACTCCAAATACCCACGCTCTGCGCTTGGTGTATACACGCCCTTTTTATGCTTATACATAAAACCATCAAAGGTGCTATACATCCCATTATCAAAAACAATATCCAAATCAAGTCCACCGTTGATAAGTTCCGTGTTCAACGCTTGCTCGATTGCGATACTCACAACACTTCACCTGCCAAGATAGATGCCCTTGCTTTAATCCTGACAACATTTTTGGCAACCATTCCATCTTTTTCTTCGTAGACTTTTGCATACGGAAGATTGTTTGTGAAAAAAGTTAAACCAAACCCCGTTGCCTCATTATAAATCTCAGCCTTTACAATCTCGCCATTAGGGTCAAGCCTATCAAGCTCACCTCGCGCCCTCTTGCCTTCTTGTATCTGCCAATTACCCCTAAGCCGCCCAGATTTCACCCTCGTCAAATCACTAATGCCAGAAAATAATTCAATCTTAATTGCCGAGCAGAAATCTTCAATCTTCTCAATCTGCTTATCAACAACCCTCTGAATTTCTGCCTGACTGCTACTCATCTTCTCACCTGACAAAAATAAACTATCGGAACGCCTGCTGGCGATAATGTGTTTATATTCACGACTGACCAATTCTGATTGTTAATTAAAATCCTATCACTCAACGATGGGGCTTCTTCATTCGATAACACCAACTCCCTATCGCTTGACAAAACTCTCGTACCATCAACCGCTTCATCCTTATAACTCTTAATAATTCCAGTGGTAGTCACTGACGCATCTACACCTGCAAACTCTTGTCCCGTGATGGGGTTCACACTACCCCCCGCTTCACGTTTCAAAATTACAGTCACGCCGAATTCATCCAATAATTCCAGCGCAGTTGCAGCTATGTCAGCATAAAAACTCATGCGCGTTCCACCGCAATACTTAACCCGTTATTCTCCAGCAAGGAAGCCAGTAGAGCGTCCCCTGTGCTGGTTGCGCTTAACTTTTGACCTGAGCTATTGGTGTCGGCATAAACTACGCTCACCGCCCCCTCAACGCGCTTGCTTTTAACTATGTTCGTCATGCTTGGATTGCGCGGTCTATTGTATAAATCAACACCTGCATTTATATCCAACGCGAATGCCATCTGGCATAGAATCACATGGCGAGGAATCTCCGTCCCAGTCCAGTACCAATCATCTATCAGAACATTATGGCGGGGAAATGCAATAGGTTGGTCACGGAGCGTCCTGTAACCTTTCATATTGGCTTCGTGCCGCCCGATATATTCCGCAGACTTTACCAACTGAACATCTGCGCTCGCATCATCGGCAACAGTTACGCCAACCGCCGCCGCATAAATAATATAATCAGAGCGAGTAACATAGCTGTTGGCATTTGGCACAATCGTTCCATCCTCAACGATGAGAGCCATTACTTGCTCGCCTTAGCAGGTTTGGTGCGCTTTGATTTTTCTTTAGGCTGTGGCGTTTCTTTTGTGGGCAATTTCTCACCCGCAAAGAGAACGTGTATTGAAGAATCAAAAGCGCATTCATTTATCACCACGAAATCACCCTGACTGGGATGTGATGATTTAATTTTAACAGTTGCCATTGGATTTTCCTTTCTTGGTCAATCGTAAAAGCCCACCCCCGAAAGGATGAGCTTCAGCTATTAACCTAGCAAGGTGACAACATGCTCTGGCTTCCAGACTTTAGTTCCCCATACGGCAGATACGTTAATCATCTGCTTTTGGAATCCCAGGTACAAAGAAACATCGAATGAAAGTCCTGAATGTGGGTCAACCACAATCATTGTTTCAGCCGCAGAGTCACGACCAGCAGGCTTCGCAGGTGCGCGAACTGCAACCTCAATCGCTGACTTAGCAAAGCCAAGATTACGGGCTGAATCAGCCGCCAATGTAATTGCAGTAGCACTTGTACCGATAGCCACCTTCAAACCACCACCAGCAAGCGTGATAGTTGCGCCAGATACAGAGTTAGTGCCAACAGCAACAACATACTGAGTTGAGTCACCTGCAAAAGTAATCGCATCACCAGCCAGAATAGTGCCAGAGCCAGCCAATGTAATTGCAGTTGCGCCCACAGCATAACCAGCCGTGTTAGTTGTTGCGTTTGTTGAAGTGCCAGCCGCATGGTTTTGAATCTGAGCAGACTCACGGATTGGCATTCCAGCAACATCCAACAAAACGCCTTGACGCAAGATACTGTCAGTGCCAGCCGCATTTACAGCAGACTGCTTTCCAAGAAAGTTAGCACCTGCCGCAGTATTGATGACCATGCAGTTGTCAAACGAACCAGCTCCATTGTCCTTCAACAACTTCAACACATTTGCTGCATCAGTGTAATCGTTAGCAGTTCCAAAGGGAGTTGTGCCAGCAGTACCGAAAGCGTTGGATGCGCCCAATGTACCTGCAACCGCCAAGTCAACCTCGATTTCGTTTGTGATAGCTCGCATCGCTTGAAGCACTTGGTCACCGTACACGGTAGAGAAACCTGCGCCACTGTTCAAGAATTTCTCATCTTCGCCAGTGTAAGGAATCATCACGCCGCGTGACTTGCTTAGAGTCATGGTCTTGTTGTCAACGGTCTGGTCGTTGCCTTCAGGGATGGTCATTGAAGGAGTGTTATCTGTAACAGATGCAGAGCGTGTGAAGTGTGAACGAACAGTTGCATTCATCGCGGCACGTTCTGCGCCAGAATTAAATGTTACTGAAGGGATTAGACCTGTCAACTCATGTCCGACTTTATCAGCCGCAACATAAATGTCAGCCTCTAGGTTTGTTAATGTATTAGCCATTTTTGTGCCTCTTTTTGTAGCGAGGCAGAACGGAAAAAACCGCGCCTCAAGTTAAATAAAATAAACTCAAGGCACAGCCTTTTAGTGTTTCTTCCCAGCGCATCACAGATGCGTAGATGTGGTTATATTACAGATGAATATGATTTAGTCAAATTTTAATTTGAAACTCTGCCGCCCTCCTTCATGAATGCCATCTTGTCTGCTGGCGATTTAGAATTAAATTCATCACGCCCCAACGACCTTGCACCGCCTCTCGATTTATCGCCAATACTGCCAGAGCCGCTTGCGTTAGAGCCTACCAATAACGGCGCGAATGCTTTATTAGCTGAAATCTCTTTTTCTAAATCTTCTATCGACATAGCGGAAGGTTTGCCATTGGCATCCAACACTCTGACTATCGGCGTTCCGTCCTGCATCTCAACCTTGAGCCTGCGTTCGATATGCGGAAGCAATACGTCCGCACTACCAGACAATGCCAGCTTGTTAGCCAGAGCCTTCGCGGTTGCCCCACTGGTCAGGTCAGCGATTGTCTTTTGGTATTTAATCAGGTTTTCGCTGTTATCTTTTGTTGCCGCATCCAATTTAGCCCGCCAAGACTCTTCAAGGGCTTCAACGTCCCCACTCTTACGGGCAGATTCTTCCGCCAATAATGCTGCATCTTTTGCCGCCAACTTTGCTGTTTTCTCTTGCTCCTTAAGGTGCTTTTCCGATGCGGCGTGTTTTGCCTTGAAGCGTTCTAATTCCTGCTTTATAACATTAAAGTCTGACTCACTAACTGATTCTGGCACAGCCTGAATTTCGTTATCCTCACTCATGGTCTTGCTCTCCTATAGAAATAAACTTCTTAATTGCTAATCACCCAGCCCTGCTTTTTCAAATGCCACTGGGTCTAACTCCTTCATCTCTACCAATGTCAACGGCTTGAAGTTCTTGCCCATCTGTAATTCGGAAAATCGTTCTGTACTAATCCCGCCATTCCTTAACAACTTTCCTCGTGACTTGCCCACGATACTATTTTGAACGGATGCTGGCTGTTTCTTCAGCCAATCATAATAAGAGGTTTTAGCACTAACAGGCTTTACCTTGCCTGTCACTGGGTCGCGTGATGACCTCAGTCTGCCCTCGCTTAATGACGCAAACTTCTTTTTCAGCACCGCCGTTGTTGAGCTTCTGCATCGTGGATGTGCAGGCGGTCTTTCTCCCTCGTCAATCGGGAACACTTGACCATCCAGATGACGGCAAAGCGCAGATGTTTTGGTGTCCAGAGTTGATATCCACTTCACTCCACTAATCACCCGCGAGTTCTTTTTCCAAACTTCCTGACGGGCTTGGCTTGAGGCGTGTTGTAACGCCGTTCGAGTGACTGTTTCAATATCTCTCTGAGTGCCTGCCATGATTCCATCAGCAAATCCAGCCGCCTTCGTCCCTCTGATTCGCTGAATTATTTTCTGGGTCGTTTCACCTTGAGCATAACCCATCCGAATCGCACCCTGAACCTTGAGAACTTGTGCCGCCGTTGTCGCTTTGAAAAACGGCTTGAGTAATGAACCCCCAGCCGCCCCACCAATATCGCCCAGTGGTGCGCTATATACAGCAGACAGAATCTGCCCATCTGAAGGTAGATTGAATTCAACACCATCAACAACCTTTCCTAGTGAACGCGCTTCAAAGTCAGCCTCGTAGATTGCCGCATCTTCTAATCCTTTCGCCCAGACAGCCTCATATTCTAAATAGGATTTATTTAATAAAGTGTCAACCTGCCTGAGTTGACCTTCTAATCTCTGCCGAGTGAATCCACTAATGTCAGACTGCCTTAGAATGCCAGTTATATCTTTATCCATTTCCTTTAGGAAAGAATCAAACTTGTTTATCTCAGACGTTTTTAATCTCTCGTAATGAGATTGGTGTCTGGTGGCAATAGTGACGAGGGCTTCTTGAGGCATTTGATTTACTCGTCAAGGTCTGGCATTGATGCGCGTCCAATTTCCTCGCCAAACTCATCCACCGTTTTCTCACTATCAACCAACTCAACCTTCTTCAGCCAGTTGAAATAATCACCCATCGGAATCGCTCCCTGAACAAATCCAGCCACCATCGCTTGTATGTCCTGCGCTGATGCTCGCGGAGAGGTGAAGTCAGTCGTAGTCTCAAACTTAACCTCGCCGAATACCCCCATGTAACGCGCCGCCCATTCTAATGCTCGACCATAACCCTCACTCAAGTTGGACGATACCAACGCCAGAGAACTGTGTTGAATTCTGGCATCATTTCCCGCTTCAGTTGCGGTCTTTTCCTTGCCGCCACCCTGAATGAATCTAGCACCTAGACCAATCATCATCTCTAGCTTGTCCAGCATCGCTTGGCGAACCATTGAATTAGCGGGTGCAGATGCGAAACCAAAACTCTCGCCCGTTGGAACGCCCAAAACATTACGGCTGCCAACGTACATCTTATTACTTTGCATTAAATCCAAATGCGTTTGGGTCACGCCACTCATCCACGGCTGACTCTGCCCAGAGTACCAAACCGAGTCCTCATAATCCGCCGAGTTTCTATAATGCGAGATATTGATTTTAGCCAAGCCAAGCAACGGCATCGAGTTTACCTCTGGAGTGTTAGCTACTGAACCCAAAAATACAAACGGAATCTCTGACCACGAATTACCAGCCGCATCGGTTGGGATACTCTCATCGTAAACCGCCCACTCCTTTTTCTTGGCATCCTTACGCCACTCACGAACTACAAAAACATTTTCTTGCAACGCAAGCTCGCGAATCTGCTCAACACACTCAACTGAATAACCATCCTCACCAACCACATCAACTGACTCTGAAATCACAACGAGTGACAAAGCAGACTGAGAGCCTCTTTTCACTACACGCCAATTCAATATCTGTTCAGCCTCCACCAGATGAATCGTTGACTGAAATCCACCAGAGTCCATATCTGCACGAGATACTGGTGCGCTGGTTTTGGGGTAAGAAACAAACAAGCCAGCCCGCCCCTTCTGAAGCACCTCTCGTGCCGTCTTTTGAGATTGTTGGTATAAACTCACGCCATCACCATTCGCATTACCTAGAAGGTAATCTATGCCCAGCGGAAGCTCGACTTTGGGGAACTTGCTGAACATCAACCCAATCAATCCCTGCAGTGTATAGCCAGCCACGTTGTAAAACACGGCTCGCTCCTTGTATTGCTTGTTTCGTAATTTGTTGGCTTCGCCCGTGTCACTCGGATTTAATTCAATCAAATAATCTTTGACGTTATCGCCTTCACTGATATGGTCAACCAACTCCCAATCACTCACACTTTTAGCATATTCATTATGCTGAAAATCAATAGCCATATTATTCCATCCTTAATTTAATTAGCAGAACCGATACCCGTGAACATCACAGGTCTGTTGATTGAAAATCTGCGGTGTATAAAATATCCAGCACCATCAGCCCAATCATCTATCGCTGGATGCTTATTAAACTTCTCTGGCTCGCCCTTGACAGTATAGCCTTGTTGCTCAAGTGCGTCTGTTAATTCTGGGCATCGGTCAGTGTTGATTTTTATTTTGTCGTGACTGAATAGCGCATTGAACGCATTGATTCTATCTCGAATTGCTGGATTCTTCGCAGGCGCATCAACTAAATGCCCAGCCTGTTCTAGCAATTGTATATCAGATTGAGATGCGTTGGTGCTACCACTTCGACCACTGGCATCTGGATACAGAGTTATTTTGTGAGAATTATATTTCACAAGGTGGTTAATTATTTCATCAGTGTTCCGCCCAACAAACTCATCAACAGCGCAAGGAATGCCGCCATCAATAACCCAAACAGAGCAACAGCAACCGCCAACATTAAAATCAATGCCAACGTATAACCTATCACCTGCCTGCACAATTCTAGCATCATGGTGCCTCACCCTGTCAAAAAACGAGTACACTTTGTTACGCGTGAACGATACCCAGCCGCCGTTAAGAAACGCCTCTGCCATAACATCATCATAGTTCTCGGCTATCTGCTCGGCATATCCCACTGGCAAGAACTTATTGGAGCGCGTCCCCGCCTTAATGTAATCATAACCATCAGCAAGGTTTTCACCCTCACCCCACGTTTCATAGCAAAATCCAGATGTACCCATATCTGGGGTGGTCACGCATCCCAGCGTATTGCCAGCAGGGTGATTGCAGTTTTGACGAACTCGCTCTGATACTTTCTGCCATACCAGTTGAGCCGCATCCTTCGGCAAGGTGTCCAGCTCATCAATAATCGCGTGAGCTATCTCGAACGACACAATGGCATCTGGGTCTGAAAATGTTTCTAAATAAATCGTACTACCAAATTCTTTGACGTACACCGTCAAATCTGATTTATTCACGATGGGAGTCAACCCAACTTTCAGAATATGAGCAACCGTCCCCGCTAAACCTCGACGCTTCGCCAGTCGATACGTTGGAAAAAAGTGTGAAACACTAATGCCAGCATCTTGCGTGATTAAGTGTAGCAACCTAATCGTTGCCGCCTGACTTTTACCTGAACCAAATCCACCCAATAACGCTGGGTACTTGGCTTCACTAAACGTAAACTGGCGTTGCGGTTTTGATAATTGGATGCTCAATCTATCACTTCATATGTAATTTTCTCAACAGAGATTTTCTGCTCGCCATAGCTTTCTTGTTTATCCGTTTGACCGAGCCACTGCTTGCCAAGCCAAATCAACATTGAAACATTTCCAGTCATCGCGACTTCAAACTGCTTCCTCCTTAGACTCACTTTACCCTGCCCTGCGTGCCTTTTATAGAACGCCGCAAATGTCAATTCTAATTCTGATTTCAAGGCACGTTCAATCGTGTCAACACTCATTTTGAGAATTGTCGCACATTCGTCGGCGGTGCAGGAAATTGAGCATAACTTCTCCAGCATATCGAAATCAACTTCTTTTTTAGGTCTGCCCATCTTTGCCATTAGCTATCCTTATCGAGCGCATTAGTTGATACTATCATTTGTCACCTAAAATATGATTGATGCTCTATTTTACCACATATTCACGCTTTTAATTCTAAAAATAATCAATGACTTATGCAATTAGAATGATATTTTTGTAATTTTAGCTTTACATGCTACATTTTTGCTAGTAGTATCACTCCCATCGCAATTACGCGACAACAAAAAACAGAGGAGAATCAAAATGAACTTTTCACTTTACAATCGCCCAATCAACACAGCAGACATCAAAGGTCAAATCGCCATGCTTGAGGATTTGAACACACAGCTTTTGGTTCAGGTTGCTTTAATCGATGACGGTGCTGACCACGCAATAAAACGCGCAGAAATCAAGCTAGAAGCCATTCTTGAGGAACGAGAAATTATTCTTGCGGGTATCCGTCACATCGCTTCAAAACTTTAATCAATAACCACTCAGGAGAATCAAAAATGGAAAATCTAAATTTGAACAAGCAAGCACTTGAGGCGGCATACCGCGCAGGACGATTTTCAACTTTTGGAGAATTAAAATGAAACGACCCAACATCGAAAACAAAAACTTCTTCAGTCTGTCGGACGATTCACTGAAATCCATTATCATGGACGCAGGCGAGGCGGCAAAGGCGATGCAATCTATAAACCCGAACGCTGAAAACAAATACTTAGACCAAATGAATGACGCTTGCACAGTATTGAAATACAACCAAAATAGATATTTCGTCAAAGGAGAATAGAAAATGGAAATGATTATGATTAACGACAAAGGCTTGAAGGCAATTCGTGAATTTCTGAACCAGTTTCACAAGAATCCAAATTTGCTTGACACAAACTCGGATTCTAAAGTGTGGGCTTTTGCCGCAGAATGCGAATTTCAGTTTGAAAATTCTGGCGGCGCAAGCTGTGAATTAACATCCACTGAAACTAATACTGGTCATGTTGAAACACTTGAATTAACTGAAGATGAGTATGACTTGGAGAATATCTGTGAAAACTAAATCAAGAAATGAAATCGAAGATGCTGTTCAAAACGGTGAGCATGATGCTGAGTATTCAACTTACATTATGGACAACTGTGGTGGTGACAGAATGATATGCAACGGCGATACACTGATTCAAGCAATAGAGGATGGTTATCTGTTTGGTCATTTTGTAGACTATCTAATTTTTGGTGAATTTAGCAAATCACCAAAACGCCACGACATTCTATTTGACCAATTTTGTGAAAAAATGAGCAATAGTGGGTACGACGATGAACAACAATAAAGGTGACACCTGATGGGGACTAATTTAATCAAAAAGCGAAGCATGACAGCCAACGAGTATCTGGATTTTGTCAGGCAAACCCGAACAGATAAGGAAGCCGCCGAATTTATGAGGCAAATCTGTGAAAACGCTGGGAGCAACTATGAGCATTTTAAGCATATTGCCTCGCGGCGGCGCAGACCATCGGTGGAACTTGCCAAGCGATTGGTGACTGCCAGCAAAGGCAGAATGAGTTTGATGAAGCTACTGGATGTTGATTTAATTTATAAAGGAATTTAATAATGCACTACTTTCAGTTAAACATCGGTGACTATCGGCGTGACACCTCGCACCTGACGCTTCTTGAGCATGGTATATACCAACAGCTCCTCTCAACCTATTATCTCTCTGAGAAGCCTCTCACGGCTAACCTTGCGAACCTGATGCGAACGCATAGCGCACGAACAACCGATGAACAACAGTCCCTCAAAAATGTGCTGAGTGATTTCTTCAAATTAACCGATGATGGTTACGCACACGCAAGATGCGATGATGAAATTATTAAATATCACGACAAATCAGATAAAGCCAAAGCCTCTGCCACCGCACGATGGAACAAGAAAGATGCGAACGCATTACGAACGCAATCCGATGGGAATGCTAACCATATAACCAATAACCATGAACCAATGAAATACATTCCGCCGTTGGCGGATAATCTTTTAAGTGAGTGGAAAGGAGTTCGTAAGGCAAAAAAGGCTGGGGCAATTACTGAGATGGTTTGGAAGGCTATAATTCGTGAAGCTGGCAAAGCCAATCTCACAACCGATGAGGCGATAACACTTTGCATTGAACGAAGCTGGGCATCATTCCGAGCTGATTGGATTAACGAAAACAAAAAACGGGAAAACTATAATGACAAACGAGCTAACACGATTGGAAATCTCACAGGAAATAGGAACGCCCGCAAAGTCATCTGAGCCTGAAATTATTTCAGACGGAATTCAACACTGGATTGAAAGAATCTTTGAAATTATGTCAGAACATTATGGTTCAAGTTTTGCAGACAAGTGGGCGCACGTTGACCACGAATCAATGAAGATGGAATGGTGCCGGCGGCTTCAAAAATTAAAGCCAGAGCAAGTGCGCTACGGCGTAGACAACATCGAGCAACTTATCCGAGTGCCGATACTCGCTGAGTTTATTGCGCTGTGCAAACAAGGCAGAACTATTGAAAGCCATCGGTTGATGCTACCAAAACCACCGTTGACCGCAGACCAGAAGGAGCGTGGCTTGAGAATTTTGAAAGAGGCAAAACAGAAATTGAAAGATGCCGATGGATAAATGCAAGTTATGCGGCAGAGAACCACGCCGAAGCTCGCCAGCCAATTCACGCTACTGGTTATTGCTGGCTGAAATATCTGACAAGCTCAAACCAGAGGCAACGACTTACAGCAGAGTCACATGGCATGAATACTTCAAGGAGCGTTATCTGGGAGCTGATGAAGTCACTCTGCCGAATGGCAAAATTAGAGTGATAAGCAAATCAACAACTCAACTCGACAAAAGCGAATTCAATGATTATATGCAACAGGTGGAAACGTGGGCGGCTGAACATGATGTATGGCTAGAATCATAAACAGGAGAATTGAAAATGAAAATGATGCGGAATCAAAAATTAGGTCATATTGATTTTATTGGATTGCAGGGAGCGATAAAAAGCAATCCTCGAATAATGCCATCCGACATTGATTTCATCATTGAGAGAAAGAGTAAATTTTTAGTGGCGGAGTGGAAGCGACCAGAGGAAGCCTTGCCGATAGGTCAGAAAATTCTAATGAAAAATTTAGCTGAGGTTTATGGATTTACAGTTCTACTGGTGATTGGTCATTCAGATTTAACTACGGCTGTAGATAAGTTTTATCAAATTATTATGAGTGATGCAATTCTAATGGGTGAAGGCATCGACTCATTCCGAGCTTTTATTAACAACTGGTATGACTACGCTGACGG